TGGCAAAACGCTATCCCAAACTAGACATTTGGATCAACGATTTGTATGAACCTCTCTATAACTTCTGGTGTGAGTTGAGAGATCATGGACAAGAGATGCGTGACCAACTTGTTCAACTCAAGTATCGTCACTGTGATCCAACATCAGCAAGAGTATTGTTCGAGCAATCAAAGGACTACTTAAATGGAACGCAAAGTGATCAATCCAATCTATCTCGCGCTGTTGCTTTTTACGTTATTAACAAGTGCTCTTTTTCTGGTCTCACTGAATCCTCAAGCTTCTCCAAGCAAGCGTCAGAAAGCAATTTCTCAATGCGTGGAATTGATAGACTCCCTGACTTCTCCTTGATGATCAAAGACTGGAAGATTACTAACTTATCTTATGAAAAGCTCCTCACCGACGATCGAGATACCTTCACTTACCTCGACCCGCCCTATGATATTAAATCTAACCTATACGGAAGGCGAGGTAGTATGCACAAGTGCTTCGATCATGATACCTTTGCTGCTGATTGTGATCGCTTCATCGGTCCTCAATGCATATCTTACAATTCGTCTAATCTTGTCAAGGAAAGGTTCGAGGGGTGGACAGTAGCAGAATTTGCACACACTTACACCATGAGGAGCGTAGGGAGTTATAATACAGATCAAGCGTCTCGCAAGGAACTCGTCCTACTCAACTATGAAGTGTGAAGTCAAACTCTACGTTGCTGGTCAGGTCTTTACAGAGACTGTCATCTGCCGTAACTACGAAGAGGCCAGGGAGGTTGCCCTGGCCCGCAACCCTAATGCAAAAGTGATAGGCGTGACCGCCGTATTTAAATAATGGAACTAAAGGACTATCTTTATAGTATTAATCAATCAAAAAAGAATCTGCTTGATGATAACGAGGATGCTGTAAGAAAGTATCCTCCTTTTATTATCAACAAATGTCTGTCTGGATTCACCGATACCATTCTTTTTGCTAACGAGATGAACAAGTATCATCAGTTAGATAAGAAGATGCAATATGATTTTTACATAAATAGTTTGAAGCCTAGAAAGCGTTTTACGCCTTGGGTGAGAAAGGAAACTCTTGAGCATCTTGAATTGGTGAAGCAATATTATGGTTATAACCATAACAAAGCCGTCGCTGCATTGAGGATTCTCACGAATTCTGAACTAGATGAGATTAAAAAACTATTAGATACAGGCGGACAAAGATGACAACTGAAATTGAAGTACAGTGGCAACCTACTGACATGGTAGAGGTGAGTTTGTCCGAACCAGATGACTTTCTAAAGGTTCGTGAGACACTCACTCGTATCGGTGTTGCTTCTAGAAAAGAAAGAAAACTATATCAATCATGTCATATCTTGCACAAGCAGGGTAGATACTATATTGTACACTTCAAAGAACTGTTTGCTCTTGATGGGAAGAAGACAAACTTTACTTTGAATGATCTACAGAGACGTAATCGTATCGCTCAACTTCTATCAGACTGGGGACTGGTAAGTATTGTTGATGCTACTGCTATCGAAGATGTCGCTCCTCTCAATCAGATCAAAGTCCTGGCCTTCAAAGATAAGGACGAGTGGACACTAGAAAGTAAGTATAACATCGGTCGTAAGAAGACTGAAGTGTAAACCGAATAAAATTGTGCGGGGTTCAACACCCCGCTTTTTTTATGTTCGGTTATAATTAGTAATGTAGAAGGTGTGGGACCTAGGTCCCCCTTTTACGCCAAAGGATGCCTTCGGGGTCCACACAAAAACACTCGCTAACTATAGGAGTTACTCATGAACAAGTACGCCTGGGATATGTATTCCCCTCACTTTGTTGGGCTCGATGATATCTTTCATCGCCTAGATAGTATGTCTTCGCACAATACTAACTACCCGCCCTACAATCTAATCAAGCATGACAACAGTAAGTTTACTATTGAAATTGCTTTGGCAGGATTTAAACCAGAGGAGATCGAAGTTTCTACAGAATCAAACCTTCTCAAAGTTGCCACCAAAGATGCGAAAAGAGATCCTGATGTCCAGTATCTCCACCGTGGAGTATCCAAGAGATCATTTGTCAATACGTGGCAACTCTCGGACGATGTTAAAGTCGAGAATGTAACGTTCGTAGATGGTTTGCTGGTAGTTCAGTTAAACAAATACATTCCAGAACATCAGCGTAAGATTGTTTATGATATCTCTGGTAAGAAAGAGTTACTACTAGAATAAATAAAGCATCGTCGCCGCAATGAAGGGGGTAACTGGCACAATCCAGTTGACACCCCCTTTTCTTTGTGGTATCATACCTATGTACAAACTGTATAGACTATGACTACATCTATTGTCGTGCTCCAAACTGGTGAGCGTGTTATTACTGACCTGCAGGAGATGCGAGAGAACAATGACCCTGAAGGCAAGCCCTTGTGCCTGGTCATGATCCGTCCTTACATCTTGAGTGTTGAGAGAACTGTAGGTGACCCCTCCTCTCAAGAGGTTCAGGTGCGCTTCAGTAAGTGGCTTCCCTACTCTTCCGACACCCAGTTCAAAGTTGGATTCAATACCTTTATCTCTATCGCTGCCCCAGACCCTGGTCTTATCGAAGCGTATCGTGGCACTGTTGCTCAAGCAGAAGCAATGGAAGCAGCAGCGGCCGAGACTCAAGTAGAGCAAGTGGGCGCAGAAACTGGTTTCGTTCCTAGTGATGCTGAAACTGCTGAAGTTTGACGGTCATTGGATCGTCGCGGAGGTTGAAGAGATTCCTGGCGTTGAGTTCGGAGACCCCGACTGTGTGCTAAAATACCCATGTGAAGTGAACGGGGATGGAGCAGTGCCCTTCCCCCAGTTCAGTGACGACCGAGAACTTGCTGTCCGTTCATCGGACATCACTCTCATCTGCGAACCATCTGCTATGTTCGCAGCACTATATTATGATCTGAAAGGCAACGAGGACGAATGAAGTTTTACACCAGTGTCGAACAATCTGGAAACAACATTTTTGTAAGAGGATATCAGGATGGCAGAGCATTTGAAGATAAGGTAAAGTTCAACCCTACTCTCTATCTGCCATCCCTAAAACCTACAGATTGGAAGACACTGGACGGTAAGTATGTTCGTCCTGTTCAGCAAGGCACTATCAAAGATGCCAAGCAATTCATCGAAGAACATAAAGAGATCCCTGACTTTGAGATCTGTGGCCAGACACGCTTCTTGAATCAATACATCTTCGATCAGTATCCTGATGAGGAGATGAAGTATGACATCAATCAGATTCGTGTCTTCACTGTTGATATCGAGACAGGTGCCGAGAATGGATTCCCAGACATTGAGTCTGCTGATCAGGAGATCCTGCTGATCTCCCTCAAAGATTCTCACACTGGTAAGATCTCTGTCTTCGGTACACGTCCATTCAAAAACACCGAGAAGGACGTTCACTACATGCACTTCCAGACAGAGGAAGGTATGCTCAAGGCATTCCTTCACTGGTGGTCTGGTAACTGCCCTGACGTTATCACTGGTTGGAACGTACAGTTGTTCGATATCCCGTATATCGTTCGTCGTATTGAACGTATCCTGGGAGAGAAAGAAGCGAGACTTCTATCTCCGTGGAAGAATATTTTCTGTAGAGAAGTCTATATCAAAGGCAGGAAGAACATTGCCTACGATATTACTGGTGTGGCAACACTAGACTACCTTGAGTTGTATCGTAAGTTCACTTACACCAACCAAGAATCGTATCGTCTAGACCACATTGCTTTCGTAGAACTGGGACAGAACAAACTGGATCACAGTGAGTATGATACCTTCAAAGAGTTCTATGACAATGACTGGCAGAAGTTTGTAGAGTACAACATCATTGACGTTCGCCTGGTGGACAGGTTGGATGACAAGATGAAACTACTTGAACTTGCCATCACCATGGCCTATGATGCCAAGGTGAACTTTGAGGACGTGTATTCACAGGTTCGCATGTGGGATAACATCATCTATGTGTATCTCGCACGTCGCAACATTGCTATCCCTCCCAAACATCAAAGCACAAAGGACAACAAATATGCTGGTGCGTATGTCAAAGAACCTATTCCAGGAATTTATGACTGGGTGGTCAGTTTTGACCTCAACTCCCTATACCCTCACCTCATTATGCAGTACAACCTCTCGCCAGAGACGTTGTTACCAGTTAAGCATCCCTCGGCCAACGTCGAGAGACTACTGAATCAAGAGATTGATTTGAGTGATCTTGATGGCAAGACTGTGTGTGCCAATGGCACCTACTATGACACCACATTCCATGGTTTCTTGCCTGAATTGATGGATAAAATCTATCAAGAACGTACCATCTACAAGAAGAAGATGCTTGCTGCCAAGCAGCAGTATGAGAAGACTCCTACCGTCCAGTTGCAGAAGGAAATCTCCCGATGTAACAACATTCAGATGGCAAGGAAGATCCAACTCAACTCCGCTTATGGTGCTATCGGCAACGAACACTTCCGATACTACCGTCTGGAGATTGCAGAAGCGATTACAACGTCAGGTCAGTTGTCTATCCGTTGGATCAGTAACAAGACCAATGCATATCTAAACAAGATTCTGAAGACAAATGATGTTGATTACGTTA